CAGTTGCTCTGACTGTATTTATTAATGATGCCATTCTTTATTTTTCTTTGAACAAAGATACAAAAAAAAAAGAGGCCTCATTTCTGAAAGCCTCTTCTTGTTTAACACCTATTTAGGTTTGTTTTTAATCTATTTTATCTTCTAATATTCTTAGAACTTCTAAGCCTTCATCACTTTGAAGAAATGATGCTAAAATAAATAAAGGATCTTCACCATAAGGAACTGTAAGTAATTTCTTTTTGTTTCCTTTTAAGTTATAATAAACATCTTTTTTATTTTTTAACAATAATAAACCTTCACTGAAAAATTTAGAACATTTGTTTTGAAGAGATAATAAAGGGTCGTTAATAGACTCTAAAAAATCCTCAGGATATCTACTCGCAAACAATCTAACATCACGCTTTAATTCTGCAGACGTCATTCTATCTACTTTCACGCCCATTACTACTCTAGCTATTGTTTCTAACATTTCAATATCTAATTCTTTAGCTGCAATCATTGCGTCTAAAGCTAAATCCATGCTATCTACATCTACACTAGCGTCTTTTTCTTTATCAACTTCAATAAAATCATTCCCATTTCCAGGATGATGTGCTAGAAATTTTTGTAAAATTTGGTTTTGTTTTGGAACTCTTAAAAATCCATCTTCAAAAATAATTGGTTCTAAAAGAACATTTCCATCTTGCTCATCTTCAAAAATAGTTTTTTGATTCTTAGCATATCGCATAGATCTGTTTTGTCCAGTTTCTTCGTCAAAATAAAGTAAACTACTTCTTTTAGTATTTCTTGATGGAATTGTGTAGCTCAATGGAGCTTTGTCTCTGGTGAGTTTGTAGCTTTTGTCAACAAAAGCCTCTTTGTTTTTTTTCATTTGATATAATTTAAATTTAATAAATATAAAAGAGAGTAAGTCAGGTTGCAGCTGACCTACCCTCTTTAATTAATCCTTTATCTATTTAAAGATAAAGAAGTTGTTAGCACCTAAAGTACATAAAGCTCTTTCAGATAAGAAGTTTACTTCCATAGCATCTAAGCTAGAAGTAGAAGCTCCACCTGCTGAACCTGTAATCCAAGTCTTATAACGTCTGTCTTCAGTTTCTGAAGCTCTATAACGAACGTGTAAGAATGGTCTCTTAGCGTTTTTACCAAGAACTTGATCGTAAACTGTAGTAGAACCTGCAGGAACTAATACTCCGTTTACAGCACCACCTACAATATCACCACGCATAGTTGGATCGTTTAAGTATTTCCAGTCTGTTTTGTAGAAGTCATAACCTCTTCGGAATCCAGAGAATCCTAAGTTTAAAGCCATTTCTTCATCATTGTCAAAAAGACCAAATGAAGTACCACCTGCATATCCTGCATTTTGAGCAGCTAACATATCGTCAATATCAAATCCAAACTCACGATTCACAAAAAGAACATTCTCTTCAATAGAACCTTGCTTGTCTAGTCTTTGAATGATAGCGTCAAAATCTCCAAGAGTTGTTGGGTTACCACCACTCCATACATTTCCTCGCTCTTCAACAACATAGAAAAGACCTTCTGATCCTTTGTTACCTACGCCTGATGCAACTCCTTCAACAATTGCCGCTGCTCCTGAACCACCTTCTGCTGGTACTGCTTCAACCATTGCTGTTTCTAAATAATCTTCAAAACGTAAACGAGTTTCATGCTCTGATTTTAAATACCATAAGAAACCAGTTGCTCCGTTTTCAGTAGTAACCTCAATCCATCCAATTTGAGCCATGTCAGAACCACTTACTGCGTAGTGATCTTTAATGATAATTGGTGAGTTAGAGAAAATGCTATCATCAGCTTCTAACTGCCCTTGCATTCCAACAGATCCCTTTTGGAATTCTGAACCATAAATAAATAGAGAACATACTACTCCTGCAGCAACGCCTTGACCTGCTAATTCATAATAAGCAACATCAATTGTTCCGTTAGCAATATCAACTGCAGTAACAATAGCTTTGTTACTAAGAGTTGAAGCTGCTGTACTGTCAGAAATCATAATTGTTTGACCAACTCTAATTGCAATAGCGCCAGTTCCTGGAACTAAAACATCTCCAATTGTTAAAGTAGCAGTTCCTGCTCCTGCTGCTGCTGCTGAAGTAACATCTGTATACTTCGTGTGTAGTCTTCCTTGCTCTGCCCATTTAATAAGGTCTGAGTTAGAAGGCATTTCAGCGCCTACCATTCTTAAGAATGATGCTACTGTTCTGTTTCCATAACGTTCGAATTCTTTTTCATAAGTATCTGGAAGATACTGATTTAAGAAATCAAAGTTAGTAATGTAATTTGTCTGTAATAAAACCTGTTCTGAACTTGGTTGTAAGTCAAACCCAGGTACTGCATCTACTGCCATAATTTTTGTTTTTTAGATAACACTGAGTGTTAATTATTTTTATTTTTTACTTCTAATTTTCAATCCTCTACCACTTGAGTCTGAAACTTGACGAGCCTTAAAGCCTGTATCTCCAATCGCTTGAGGAGCTTGCCTAGTCGACATGTTAATGTTTTTACTTTTTTTAGAAACATCACTTATCGCATCTGCTTTCCCTTGGTCATAAAAATAACTAGCAAACTTTTGAGGATTCATTGCAGCACTTAAAGCTGTATGCCATCCCTTTGCATCACTTATTAAACCATCTTCACCAACATACCTGCCGACTAGATTATTTAAATCACTTTGCTTTGTCTTCATTTCAGTAACATCACCATAAGAATAATTTACAATTTTATCTCCAACATTAAACTCAAAACCTTTGAATTCTGGATTAAAAACTTCATTTGTCTTTTTTACAAAAAAATCATTTTTCTTTGCATTGGCTTCTTCAGCTGATTTAGAATTTTTAATATAACTTCTATATGCTTCAACTTCTCTCTCCTGTTCTTCAGAAAAAGAACTCCCACTTGACTCAAGAGGAACTCTGTATTTTTCTTTTAAATCGTTAAGATATGTTTTAGCTTTTGAAAGTTCTCTTTTTTTAGCAATATTCTTTTTCTTTATTTCTTTTTCATCATCAATGTCTTCATCATATGAAAACTTTTCATCCATTAAATAATGAATGTCTTCACTATCTAAATCAGATTCAGTTAAAGAATAGTACTCTGCTAACACTTGTTCGTCATCTAAATCATCGTATTGTTTATTTACTTTTACGAAATCTTCAAAACCACGCCCTGTGTTCTTTTTATAATCTAAATATTTAGACACCTCTTCTGGCAAATCATTTGTCTCTTCTCTTTGAGCAAACAAATCATCAACAGATGAAATATCTTTATTATATCTATTTTTAATATATGAAAGAACGTCTTCGTCTTTTATAGTTGGACTTTCAACTGCCAATTCTTCGGCTTCTTGTTCTAAAGGTTGCTCTTCAACAACATCATTAGGTTTATCGTTAAACTCAGCTTCATGCTTTTGTAATAACTTCTCTTCTACTTCCTGTACAGATTTTTCCGCTACAGAATCTAGTGATTTTACTTTAATTTCCATTTGATTTAATTTTTTACAAAGTTAATATTTAATTTAATAAAGTATTTAAGGTTTATCTAGGTTCAAATTCAGCTAAATCAAAACCATCTAAACTATCTTCATTTGATTCAAAAGTTACAGGAGCTAAGTTGTTTTTTCTTTGTTCTATTAATTTTGATTGCTCTGTGTTAGCTTGACTTATTCTTTTAGACTTAGCTTCTTCACGTTGATTTTCTCTTATTTTCAACCCCTCAATTTCAACACCTTTTAATTTCATTTGTAACTCAAACTCTAGTTGCATTAACTCAGCTTTTATAGCAGCCTCTCCCTTCATTTTTTCTATTGAAAAAGTTGCTTTTCCTTTCTCAATTTCCATAGAAGCTTGAGTTTCCATTTGTAATTTTTGCATTGCTGTTTGAGCTGCCAGTTGTTGTGACTGCATATTTATCTGACCTTGTTGTTGGGCAGCAGCAGCTTTTGCTTGTTTCTCAGAATCTTCTTTTGCTTTACGTCTAACTTTAAGCATCTGATTAGCAAGTTTAACATTTCTTATTTCTCTAATGTCAATTGCATCTTCTAAGTTTATACTATCCCTGGTTAAAGCGGTTTGTATATTTTGCTCTAAAAGTTTTTGTTCCTCTTCATCTGGAGCTACTTCTATGAAGATACCAAAATCACTTAAATATAATTCAGATATTTCTTCTAAAATTCCAACATTATACTTACCTACCTGATTAATAAATTCTTCTCTAAAATCTGCATACTCTAACAAATCAGCTACTCTACTAGATAATGCTGTACAAAGCCTTTCTGTCATTCCTATTCCAGAGTCTAATATGTGTCTAGTTGCAGTATTACTACTTAAAGCTGCTAGTTTTTGAAGACCGACTAAAGAATAAGAATCTGGTGTTGCTCCATCTCTAGCTTCATTTAAACCTGTTACATCTCTAAGCATAGACATATAATGATTATACGTACCTACAAGACTTTGTATTTTTCCTTGCCCTGAACTACTGTTCAATTGTTGAATAGGTACTTTTGCTTGATTATAATCTCCATCTTGAGTATAACTTCTACCAATAACACTTCCTGTTTGGAAAAACATTCTAAGTGCATCTTCTGGATTGTATGCTTGACCTGTTCCTAAATCTACTTCACTTAATCCATCAGCATCTATGTAAACACCATCTGGTACAACTCTTGAAATAACTTGTTGTAATTTTAAATGCGTCATTTGAATTAGATCAGCAAATGTAATCATTCTTCGTACTAAAGATTCTAAAACTCCTTTATACATTCTTGGAGCAGCAGCTAAAAACTCTGGATACACTTCTTGTGATGCAGAAGCTGGTCTAGCCATGTTCTCAGCCATCTCCCATTTAAGCATAATACTTGTGCCCATAATCATAACTCCCTCATACCAAACATCAATTGTTTTAGATACTTTTTCATAATTACCTTCATCTTGCATTTCTGGAGTTGGATTAAAGCTGTCATCTTTTTCAATAACCTTTGAAGCTCCTGATGAATTTGTTTTTTTCTTATAAGTAAATGTATGGGTTGTTTTATAATTAAAGAATAAAACAGTGGCACTGTCTTTACTAAATAAACTATTATTGTAATACTGTGCTGTATTATTGTAATCATACCAACTTTGACTATATTTTGATATTTCTTCCATATCAACCCTAGTTAAACTTGTGTCAATTTTAAGCAATTCACTTATTGGTAAAGTTTTAATTTCACCCCAATAAAAACAATCTTTAAAATAAGGGTCTTCTGTATAACTATAAACTACATTTGCAGGATCAACATATTCAACTTCAATTCCTGAACCAGGTTTAAAACTATGTTTGCACATTTGAATACCTAAGACCATTTGGTCATAGTAAAGTCTTTTTTGCAAATCATGGTATCTGCTTTCAGCTAAAACGGTATTTATTGCTTCTTCCTCTGCAATTTCAATAGATGGCTTGTATTTTAATTGCATATGCAAAGCAAGCTGCTCATCGTTTTCAGGAACTTCTTCAGCACTCATTCGAAAAGTATTGACATTAAAATCTTTTTGAACTTGCTTCATTAGATCTTTAGAGATCATATCTTTTTCTAGTTGTCTTTGATATTTACTTTTTTTATCAAGAGACATACCATCCTGGGCATAAGCGTTAATTTTAAATACTCTGTCAGCCATTCCATTAACAACTATGTCCACAAACTTTGGTATAATTGGGACAGGAGTCCAGTCTAAATTTAAATAACTTAAATCCCCATCAATTGCTAATTCATTTTTATATTTAGCTATTGACTGCTCTCCACGAGCATATAATCGAAGTCTATGAAAGTCAGCCCATTGATTATAAAACCTACTTTGTCCTCCGTCTTTTCTGAACCACTCATATTGAATGGCTTGTCCTATTTGCAATCCAAACTCAACGCTGTCTTTTTCTTTGTCAGACACGAATTGACTTGGGAAACCCTGAGGGTTTATTGCTATTTTTACATCCTCCATTTATTTTATAATTTGGCTATAACTTCCCTTATTGTCATATCTTGCAAAGTTAAGTTTTATTTTTGATTTATTTTTAATGGGCTGGTAAAGGTTCTTCTGTATAGCCATGATAGCTAAACCAGAACTAATTGAAGCATCAAACTTTGTTCTTTTGTTTATATCAAACCTAGCCCAGTCTTCTAAAGTTCTAATAAAATACATCGAACCTATAAGATCTTTCTCTCTAAAAGTACCTGATAAATCAAATCCAACATTCTTTTCAATATAAGATTCTATTGCGGCTGCATGAGCTTGTTTTATATCTTCAGAGCTATTAGGCATACCTCCTAATTCTTTTTCAGTTTGTGACAATTTATTATAAACCTTATCAGGCCTATTCATTGAAAAACCTCTATAACCTCTGTTTTTAAAATGATATAACAATCTTGGTTTATTATTTTCTATTAATATTGGCATACCATAAAACACACAAGCCATTAATACATCTTCAAAAAACATTTCCGCTGTTTGTGGTCTAGCAATGTATTCTAAAAAAAATTCATTAGTAGGTCCTTCATCCATGTGAAACTTAGTAACGCCATGTAAAGCACCATTAGATCCTCCACCCCCTACAGTCCCAGATATATCATAACTATCACATCCAAAAGCACCTATGTGATCGTTTTTTGGATATTTAACTCCGTTCTTTAAATAGTGTTGATTTTGTAATTGTTTTTTTGGTGTCCATGTTACATAAAATCGTCCTCTATCATTTGGAGAAAAAATAACTTCTGTATCTTTAATTCCATTTTTCCATGAAAACGAACCTCTTGTTACAAATCTATCTTTTATTAATGAATCATTGTAATCTATTTGCTGATAAAGTTTTTGAAGATTAAATAACGATTGTTTACTTTCATCTCTAAAAGCGTGAGATTCTGTACGAGGGAACTGTCTGTAATACTCGTTTAATCCATCAGGATCTGATTTAAGACCCTCAACCTCATTGTTCCAGTGATTGATAACACCTTGATCGATTACATCTCCTAAAGGCCCTTCTATCTCTTCCCCTGGATCATCAAATACAGGATATCCGTAAACATCTATAAATCCTTCATAGTTCCATTCCATAGGGATGAAAAGTGAATATAGTCCACTTTTAGTTTGACCATTCTTGTTTCTTTTGTTTACATTAGAATCTGAATATAATTTTTTAAAATTACCACCTCCTTTTTCAATAGAATTAGAAGTACTTCCCATCATACATTTTCCAATAATCTTAGATCCTAATCTAAGACAGGTCTTAGTTACTCGCCAATTGTTTAATATATTATCAGGTCTTTCCCATTTCCCACTTTCATCATGAGCTAATATTTTTAATTTTTCTCCATCGTAAGAGTTGTCACCTGTGTTTTTCCAATCTATTGTCGTGTCAAGCCCTTCAAGTTCTGTAGCGGCTTCATTGGCATCAAGCTTTTTTCTGGTAAGCTTGGAGGCTGGTACTCTATAGGCAAGTTCGGTCTTGGGCCTGTCCATACCATCCTGGATCGGTTTGAAAAAGAAGGGGTAGTTGAGCGATATCGGTACGACTTTATCGGTAAACATCTTCTTAGCATCTGACCCAGTTTTTGACAATATTCCAAAACGTGAATCTCGTGATGTGGTAGCTTCATGCACGAGTTCTGATGAGGACATAAACGAAAAGCCTGATCGTCTGTTCTTAAGATAACACATTCCATATGACCGTCTGTCTGCTTTGCAAGCTTCCCAGAATATGTAGAATAATCTATTTGATTCCCTAAAGTTTGGCTGCCCAACATCAATTTTGGTCCAGCACAAGTACATGTAGTGAGAACCAGTAATAAAAGTAGAAACCCCTTTGTTATTAAACCAAAAACCTTTTTCACGTCTTTCAAATTCTTTGTCAATATAGTCATACCATTTCTCTTTAAAGTTATCTGGATGTTTGTCCCAATCAAATACATTTTTAATTTTACTTAATTCTTTTGGATAATCTAATTTACCCCAGTAATTTTTTTTAAATTTATAAACATCTTCTTCTTTTGGTAAAGCTATTTTTAAATTTTGTATTTCATATATATCACCAATCATACCACTTTTGGATATAACAACAATATCATATTCTTTATTATACCCATAATCCCACAATCTTTTTTTATTATTGGATTTTAGAACCTTTTCAGGAACAATGTTATTTAGTATTTTATATAAAGTTTGTTCGTACATTATTTTGATCTACCTTCAGCAAAACCTTTAAATAATGCTGCTTTTGTTTCTATTGATACATTACTTTTGTCTATCATATTGTTTTCTTCTTCAATTTTGCTTAAAATTTCAAACGCATCAAATATAGCTAACTTCTTAGATGCTGCTGCATTTTTTAATCTATCAGCTGCAATATCAGGAGACAATCCATCAAGGTCTTTTTTTAAAATACCTTCATTAGCAACTTTTATAAGCTCTTGAACAGCTTTTTTACCTGCCTTAATTATTTCTAATTTTAATTCAATATTGTTCATAGGCAGTATTTTTTTTTAAAAAACAAACATGTATTAATCTTGATTCATTATCTTCATCACCAAAGTTTTCAAAAATATTTCTTGAATGTTCTAAATGAGAAGGAAAAACAATTAACCTATTTAGTTTTGATTTTAATATACAACTTTTTTCTCCTTTATAATATAAAGTAGTTCCATCTTCTTTTGGTGGATTATAATTTAAATAAAGAATTGCAGTCAAATCACCCATCATTTCATCTGTATGAATAAAATTAGGTTCTATTTGATGTTCTGGAGATTTTCTTACAAAATTTAAAGATGAATAAAAATTAGGGTATTTTTCCAAAAGAAAACGAACCAACTCATCTTCACCTCTTTGTCTAACATTTTTAAATAAATCTTCACCAATTTGAATGTCTTCAAAACCTTTGTTAATTACATCACAAACATAACTATCAATATCTTTTATTACATTTTCATATAAGCTTACATTCATAAAGTCATTGTTATGTTTTTATCAAACATTCGATAAAGTTTTTCACCATCTATAGTATACTCATATTCACTGTCTGGTTGGAAATAAACAACAGTTCCTTTAATAATACCTTTACTAATTAAGTATTCATTAGGATACTTAACTAAACCCATTAATGGTTCTTCTTCTTGGTGGGTCTTAAGATAATGATTTTTTTTAGAAATAGGCTTTATCATGCAATATTTAGAATGACAAAACCATTCATCATTCTGTTTATACATATAAAACTGATCGTAATCAATAAAAAACAAGTCATCTTGAAAGAAACTTTTACCGCTTCTTTCTTTTCCTTTCATGTCATTATAATATTTAAAAACATTATGATGAACCAGCAAGGTATCTCCTGGTTTAATATTACCCTTGTAATTTATAGGGGTTTGTTGTACAATTGCGTACCTATTGGAAACGGTATGATCTTCTTTGGAGTTGCTTACTATAAAATCAACATCTCCAATTTTTTTTGTATTATCATACCTTTTTCCATTGCAAGGTTTTACAATGAAGTAAAAAGGTGATTTCATTCAAAATTTATATTATATTCAATTGATACTGGCATATTAGAATTGAATTCTTTCCAAAGAAATATTTCTCCTTGTTTATTTTCAATCCAAACTTTTATAGAGTTGCTTTCGCTTATATGCTTTATTAAATGAATATAATAATTTCCGTTAAAAATTTCCTGATTTACTATGTAGTGCATGGCGCTGGATTTATAATCAGCGCCAACTGATATTTTTCTTATATCCATTATATTTAATTTTATTTATTATTATTATTATGGGCATGTACCCCATACTGGTTTATTAGCTGGTGTTATGATGCCAGCTGAGTTAAAATTATTTGGCTCTGAAGCAAAATTAGTAACACACCAACCACTTAAATTTTGATTAAAATTGGAGGCAAAATAAAACATTTGATTCATACTAGTAACATTACTCACATCCCAAGAAGTTATATTACCATCAAATGAAGTTGCACGATTAAACATATCCCCCATATTAGTTACACTACTCACATCCCAAGAATTAAGGTCTTGTACAAAGGAGGTTGCACGAACAAACATAGAATTCATATTAGTTACATTACTCACATCCCAAGAATTAATATCTTGGTTAAAAGGAGTATTATAAAACATCTGAGACATATTAGTAACACTACTCACATCCCATACACTAATATCTTGATTAAACAGACCAGGTGATGCAAGAGTTGCGTTCGCAAACATATCCGCCATATTAAGAACATTGCTTACATCCCAAGCACTAATATCTTGATTAAATACCGTAGCTTGTTCAAACATACCCTTCATATTAGTCACACTACTCACATCCCAAGAACTTATATCTTGGTTAAATACTGAGTTAAAAGCAAACATCCTATTCATATTAGTAACATTACTCACATCCCAAGAACCGATGTCTTGATTGAATGGAGTTTCATTAAACATCGAGCTCATACTATTCACACTACTCACATCCCAAGCACTAATATCTTGATTAAAAACCAGTCCTCCTAGGAACATAGAATCCATATTAATAACATTGCTTACATCCCATACACTAATATCTTGATTAAATGATTGTGCATCAGCAAACATTACGCGCATATTAGTCACATTGCTTGTATCCCAATTTGAAATATCATCATTAAAATTAGTTTTACCTAAAAATAATTGTGACATATCAGTCACATTTTGAGTACACCAAGTATTTATTTGACCGTAAGTGGCGATTGCTTGAGCTTGATTAGAAATCCATAGATTCACTCCTGTTGCTAATTCAAGATTATCAACAAATTCATAACCTGTACATGCTGTGTCTTGCTGAATTTCTCCAGATAAGGTATTTGTTGCTGTTCCTGTTCCTACAGGGTAAACTCCAGAAGAAGAAGCATTATTGCCTCCTGAAATAAATGTGTATCCTGGGTTAGCTGATACTTGAGTAGTCAATGTCCATGCAGTCCCTGTTGGACCTGTTGTAGTTGTGCCTGATATAGCTCCTGAAACAGTGTATCCTGCAGCTGGGCCAACAATATTATTAACTACAGTTAATGTAATTTGACCAATCTGTTGGTCTTGCTGAATTTCTCCAGTTAAGACTCCGTTAGCTATACCTCCTCCAGCAGGTATTATTCCGCTTGGGTTAGTAGATGTGAATGGGCTAATTAAGCTGTATCCTGGATTTAATTGAAGTCCAGTAGCAAAGCTATAAGGCGAAACGCCTCCCATTCCTGTATCAGTTGCACCATCTAAGTCTCCTGTAATAGTGTATCCTGCAGCTGGGCCAATAATATTATTTTCAATATTGTATGTCATTGTGCTATTAGCACCTGCTATTGATTCCTCAAAATATAAACAAATCGCAAGCTCACCATCATTTGGTCCTACAACCCCTGACTCTACTCCTACTACAGCAGTATTTGAAAACTGGTCAATTGTAATTCCGAATGATGAAACATCTGCTTGACCTGCAGCGTATGTGCCAGAATCAAATCCGTCTAGTGTAAATATGTTTTGTCCAGATACTGGTGTGTAATTACCTATAGTAGCTGACAATCCATCTGTTATTGTTCCAATAGTAAAGCTTATACTGTCTCCAGCAATAATATTTAAAGGAGAACTTCCCATCCATACCCAAGTAACAAGTTTTAACTTAAGTGGCAATGGTGTTCTCCATAAAGGAATTTGAGTAGGTGCAGTAACATTAGATGTCCACTCCATAAAGTCATATCCTTGAGTCTGACTTCCTAGGTTATTTATTAAACCAGTCATTATAAATGTTGGAGTAACTACGTCAGGAGTTTCAATAACCCTTCCGTTAGCATCAACAGATAAATTATAAGTTGCAGTACCTGATACCTGACCAGAACCATATGTGTTTAGCTTAAGCTCTCCGTCTTTTCTAAGTTCTAAAGCGTTAGAGTCAAATCCTGGGCCTGTTCCGTTTCCTATTATAAATAAGTTGTCTGTTGTATTCCATGAGTCTACACTTCCTGGACCTACAACTGAATTGTAAGAACCTAGAACTGTTTGTCTAAAGTCTGTAACCTCTAGTCCAGAACCGAATGCGTAAGAAAAGCCTCCTGTTAATGAGTTATCTAATCCAATACCTGTTGACCTTTGAGAAGATGAAAACGCTGTATTTGAAATTCCAATTAACGTTGACTCAGCTGAGTTTGTAAGGTTTGCTGCCCCAATTATATGACTTAAAACTCCTGAAGCTTCGTTACTTGACCCAATAGATACTGATTGTGTCCCTGAAGCTGTATTTGGTTGCCCCCCTATAGATATAGAGTTTTCAGCAGATGCTTCTTGACTAGTACCAATTGTTACTGAGCCATTCCCTGATGATATATTTCCTTTACCAAATGATAATGAATTAATTCCACTTGCTGTAGATTGATTACCAATCGCTGTAGATTGATTACCACTAGCTGTTGTTTGACTTCCCATTGCTGTAGAAGATTGCCCACTTGCTTCTGTTACAAGTCCTGATGCAAAAGATGCAGCACCACTTGCTATTGTTGTATTATTTAATGCTGTAGAGTAATTACCACTTGCTGTTGTGTTTGCTCCCATTGCTACAGAACTATCTCCAGTTGCATCTGTACCATTACCCATTGCAGTAGATGCTTCTCCATCAGCTGTTGTACCACTACCCATTGCAGTAGATGCTTCTCCATTAGCTCTTGAGGCATTACCCATTGCAGTAGATGATTCTCCATTAGCATCTGAGAGATTACCCATTGCTGTAGAATATTCTCCATTAGCTGTTGTACCACTACCCATTGCAGTAGATGCTTCTCCACTTGCTGTTGTGTTCCTTCCTATTGCTGTAGATGCTTCTCCATCAGCTGTTGTACCATCTCCCATTGCTGTAGAAATATCTCCAGTTGCTCTTGTGTCATTTCCCATTGCTGTAGAACCATCTCCAGTTGCTTCACTTCCACTTCCCATGGCTACAGAATTATCTCCACTTGCTTCTGTGTTTTGTCCAATTGCTGTAGAAGCATTTCCAGTTGCTTTTGTTAAAAGTCCCATTGCTACTGCAAAATCGGCTTGAGCCTGTGTCTGACCTCCAAAAGAAAAAGCAGCAATACCGTCAGAAAGAGAGCCGTCACCTCCTGCTAAAGAATTAGTTCCTAGTGCGTTTGTTTGAGTTCCAAGGGAAACTGCGCCTGGAGCATCTGCAGTAGTAAGAATACCTATTGCGGTTGCGTTATCGTCAGTTGCCTGTGTGCCTTGTCCTAAAGCCACAGATGCATCTCCTTCGGCACTTGTATTAAGTCCAAGTGAAATAGAATACGCTCCAGAAGCAAATGCGTTACCTCCCATCGCTACGGAACGGCTTCCAATAGTTTGCGCACCACCACCCATTGCTACAGAACCATCTCCAGTTGCGGTTGAATTAAGTCCCATGGCTATAGAGCCATTTCCAATTGCAGATGTGCTTAAACCTACTGAAATAGAATTATTTCCATCAGTCTGAGAGTTTGTTCCTACGGCAATACTAGCTGTTCCATGTGCCTGAGAGTTATCCCCTAAAGCATTAGAGTAATCTCCATCAGCTATACTAGAGTTGTTGAATATTAAAGATACATTTCCTGCTCCTAGTTTTACTGGAGCATCTCCCAACTCACTATCTGTTGTCCATATAGCTAAGTTTCCTGGAGTCCCCTGACCTGTTAGTACAGAAGAGTTATCAATCTTATCCCAAAATATATTATTGTTTAAGTCTTCAGAAATAATAGCCCAATCTCCAATCTCCCAATCAGTAATTGTTCCACCACCCTGTGTGTTTAAAGGAGTTGTTCCTTCAACAGAAACTATCCAATACTTTCCAGTGTTGGCAGGTATTAAAGATATAGCCTGTAAGTCAGGTATATTTGTGTCAGCATTCCATGCTCCTTGAAATTCTAGTCCAGAACCTTGATAGTTCTGCCATTCGACAGTACCATCGGTTTGAGAAACTAAAACTTGCTCTCCTGTACCTACGGTGTTATTAGTATCATAAACTTCAGAGGCAAAATAAATTCCTCCGTTTACATTTACTAATCCATTTGCAATTGTTTGTTTTCCAATAGTTACATTTTCAGCAACAATTAAGCTACCTATTCCGCTTCCGTCATCTAAATAAACTATTGAGCCTGCAGGAGTTTCACATGGATCTTTTGAATTTGTAGTAGCTGTATCTTGATAAAATAAAGAATTAACTAACTTAAAAGATTCCTCTCCTGATGTTGGAGCTGTAAATATAGGAAGCCTATAAGAACAACCATCAAAGGCCTCGTCAATAACAAATTCAGCAATACCTTGTAAGGTAAAAGTTTTTGTCTGCCTATCAATTGGTGTTGAGTTAGCAGCAGTTCCTATTAAATAATCCGCACCTTCAATTGGTGATTGATTGGGGTACGATAAAGTATTGCTAATTTTTGCCATTTTCTTTTATTTTTCTGGTTCTTTTTCGGTAATTTCTCCTGATTGTAAATTAATCACAGAGTTTTCACCGTATTTTTTTATTAAGTTTTTTTCTAAATCTGCAAAATCACTTTTAATAAAAGAAACTTGTTCAATTACTAATTGTTTTTGAAGTTCCAAATCTCCCAATTGGGTTTTAAGTTTTACAAAATTTGAGTTTAATTCTTGCAAGTTTTGTAATTCTTTCGTTTCTAAATTTTTCATTATTTTTTATTTAAGTTTATAAGGCAAAGGTAATCAATTATTATTTATCTTTTTGTTTGGTTTTTTCCCATGTTCTACCTACAAAATAAGCGCCATAAGTAGTTACAAGAAGTGTTTGAAAAATAGGTATATACTCCTTAGATATTTTAAACTCACCTATGTTACCGTCAGTAAAACATAAAGCTGTAAAAATTACGGTTAAATAGATTAAAACCATAGGGCGTATATTCTTTGACAAAAAAGAATCGCTCTGCATGTCAAACTTCCAACGCTCAGTCACTTGCTCTTGCGCTTTGCTGTCTGCGTCTTCTAATATTTTTTGAACTTGTTTTTTTATTATAAGCTTTTCTTCTTCAGTAGTAGTAAGCTTATCAATAACGTCCCCAATTTCTTTTATAACATTTCCTGATAACCATGCAAATAGTTTTTTCATAATCCTTTATATTCTTTAGTTGCGTCAAAACTTGGACAAGCTTTGGTTGAAAAATCCCTATGACCATGTATAATAGCTTTAGGGAATGTATTTTTAAGAAATCTAAGTAGCAAAAGAAAACTTGCTATCTGCTCACTTGTTCTATTGTCTTCTGGACACATTTTAGAGTCTACGCCACCTGCATAACAAACACCTATAGAGTTCTTGTTATGTCCACTTGTATGAGCTCCTTGTATTTCTAATGGACGGCCAATTTCTATTTGACCATCTCTTTTAATAAAAAAATGGTAGCCAATACCTGACCACCCTCTTTCTTTATGCCATTCATCAATTGTATTTGCATCCACATCCATTGAAGGAGGAGTTGCCGAGCAATGAATGATTATTTTATTTATTTTTCTTTTCATTATAATTAATCCATATTCTTTGAGCCGTATACACTATAGAAGCTGTTAATAGAATTAATTTTAAAGCCATTTCAATATGAGTGAATGACACAGCTAGACTTAGAAAATTTATAGCGTATATTTTAGCATCTTGCATAGTCATTATTCTCTTATAAGTACGTAATTCACTTCTAAGTCTAATAATGCACTGTTATTTTGCGTATACCCTACCATAATGCTACAATTTCTCCTGCGGTAGTTCCTGATGCAAATACCTGCAAGACATTAACTGGAAAAAATTGTCCTGCATAAACACCTGTGAAGATAACATCGTCACCTCCTACGGTTTTTACTCTAACATTTCCAGGTGTGCCTATATATAAAGCACATCCATTGTTTGTTCCTCCTGATACACTGGGAATTAAATCAGTGTCACTTGGAGTAACCAGCGCAGCTCTACCTGCTTGTAATTTTTGATAAGCCATTTTTTATTTGTTATAAGGGAAATTTCTGTTTAAACTGTCTTTTCTTTTAGAACAGCCACAAGGTTTTCCTGTTACTTTTTCATATACTTTAGCTACTTTGTCTGCTCCAACTGCTTTAGCTACTTTTTCTACAGTATCTCCGAATCCTTTTGATTTCATTTTACGTCTTCTTTTTTATGAGAACAAGAACAAACCTTATAAGAACATTCTTTAATTTCTTTAAAACTTATAGATTTTAACAAATTGTTCCAACTGCATTGAAATTTGCACCAAACTTTTTGTATCCATAAACCTAATTTTATAAAAGCTTTACCCATTTTTATTTTTTCTTGTTTTTAAGTATTTTATCAATAGCTACATTCTTTATGTTGATAGTATCATAAGAAGGTACATTTGTCAAATTTGGATGAGTATTACTTTTTTGATACTTAGCCAAACCCTTATCAATTTTTTCTTGAAAATTTTTTTTACCCTTTAAACATTTTTTTAATGCATCTCCGATTAATCCTTTACAACTCATAACTTAAAATTTATTCTACAAATATACTAATATTTTCCTTGTCTAGTTTTAGGACTAGACTTTGTTGAACCACCCTTCCCAGCCCATAGGTTTTTACACGCCCAGTATCTTGCAGTTAACTTTGATTTTGCTGTTCCACATTTATGACGTGCCTTGAAGCTCTTTCGTGCAGCTGCCGAATAATTATGTCCATATCCTTTTGCTCCAAAGTGAATAAGTTTTTCTTTTCCACCTTCACAGCCTTTAACCATTTTCTTTTTACCTGCTCTATCAGAAGCAGTAGGCTTATTACAAGCCATCTTTTTCTTATCTGCCATTTCATTATTTTTTACCGCACTTTGAATATGCACTATTTTTAATAGTTTTTTCAGAAGGTAATCCATTTTTTTCAGGATTAACTCCGCTTTTCTTTGCTGCTGTAAAATAAGGTTTTAGTGATTTTTTCATTATTTTGTATATTTTTTAGTTACTTTTGCTTTTTTTGTATTTGACACAAATTGCTTTTTACCGCCTGATGCTTTCTTTTTTCTTGCCGTCTTAGCCCTTTCTGCTTTACTTAAACTCTTAGCTTTAGCCAAAGGCAAACACCTGTCTGGATTTTTCTTGTTCTTGCTAGTACCGCATGCGCCCATTATAGAACCATCCGTTCCTATACGCACCCACTTTTCATTTCTCCATTTAGCAAGCTCTCCCATTACTTCTTCTTTTTTCCTTTACCGTAGTTAGGGTCTTTACAATATTTACTTGCAGCCATATTAGCATACGCAGAAGGATATTTGTCAAAGGTTCTTTTCGCCCAAGATATTCCTGCTGCACAAATTTTATTTCCTTTTTTCTTAACCTTCTTTGCCATAATTATAAATCTATTTCAAAAATTAAACACAACTCCATTTCTGCGTCATCTGTTCCTATCGCTCCGTTTTCTACTCCACTAATATTTATAATTTCTCCTGCTGATATATTTATATTTCCGTCCCATTTCTTAGTTGGGAAAGTGCCAGTATCAGAAGCCGATAAAGATAAAGTAGGTAATGGCGCTACTAATTGATAACTAGACGTCTGTGTTGTAGAAAGTGTAGTGTTTGTCATAGAATACACATTTACATCCCATGTACTATTTGCTAATGGAATATTAACAGGTGTTGCATGTATCCATTTCATTTGAGCTTTTATGAGCTTACCATCAAATGGCATTTGAAATACAGAACTATTTGCCGCTACAGGCGAAGCTGATGCTGCAAACTCTAATGTATCTCCAAATATTCCAGGGTCCCCTCCAAATAAATTTTTCCAAACTCCAACTACAGACAATAAAGCTCCTTGCGTTCTTGATATATTAACCTCACTACCAGTCCCCTGACTTAATGTAATACCTCCCTCCCCAATGAAAATAACATTGTCAGCTGTAGAATCACTTCCAGTTAAGGTAACAGTAAATTCATTGGTATCAGTTTCTGATCCTGTTAAATCATATTTAGTTCCAACTAAGTTGGGGTCTATCTGTATATTATCAATACCATCGTATCCAACTAAAGCCTCCACTTGCGATTGGTTTGTTCTTAATTGAAATTGTGAAAATTTTAAATTTGCCATTTTTTTGTTTTTTTATATATTATTCGCAGAGTTCTGGTAGCATTCTACTATCTCCAATTACTGTTTCTTGTTCACAGAACTCATCAAGCTCCGTTATTATAAAGCATAGTTCTGGTATGTCTTCATTTCTTTTGTCTTGAAATGGTATGCCATTTCCTATTGCTGATCCTAATCCCATTATTTATTTTCCTTTAACGCTGTAGGCGTTGGGTTTAATGATTCTCGTTTAGCTCTTTGATGAGAAAGCTTTTCAAAGTTTTTATTATTAAAATTACTTGAATCTTTTTCTTTAGTCACATGTTTTTTTAGTAGCTTATTAGCTTCTTCACATTTTTTTCTTTTATTTGCATTTTTTATTGATTCGCAACCCATAATTTTATTTTTTAGTTTTTATTTACCCCCAGTATTACCTTTGTTTCTTCTTCCTGCTCCTTTTTTACCTCTAGCTCTTCTGTCTCCTGCTGTATTACTTTTACTTCCTCTATTCTTAGAGGCCTTTTCCAATACAACTTTACCGTTTTTATGGGACACATCTAGTCCATCGTAGTTCCCATATGTTCCAAATTGACGATTTTTTCTATTATCATCAACTCTTTGCTTAATAGACTTACGTGTTTTGTTATATTTAGCCTGATATTTACGATGTTTCTTGCGTGCTTCAGGGTTATCTCTATAAAATTTAGCAGTTCTGCTTAATGCCATAATAAAAAAGTTATCTTTGCAAAGATACAAATTTAATCTAATGAAATTTTCGCCACAAAATGACTACCTGAAATACTGGAAAGTTGTAAGACAATGGGCTAGGTCCAAATATAACCTCTCTACATCTGAAATAGAGATGATGCTATTCTTATATAGCGAAGGATACTTTACAAGAAAACAATTTGAAGAGTATAATGAAATAATGTCCTGGGACAAAAGGAGGTTTGAAAACTTGCTAAGAGAAAAATGGATAATCGTATGGAGAAAACGAAAAGGCAGGGAGTCTACTTTATATGAACTTGGATTTAGTGGGAAGCGCTTATGCGCTTCGATTTATAAAAAGCTAAATAAAAAAGAAATGGTGTCAGAACACGAAAGAACTAACCCCATTTTTAATTTAGATGCTGATTATAGCAAAAAAGTATACAGAAAGATTATAAAAAAAATGAATAAAGAAATGAAACTATAGAACTACAACTATATCTCTTTCAGATATTATAGTTACTACCTCATCTTCTAACATCATCTTGTGACCTGCATTCTTATCGTAATAAATGAAGTCACCTTCATTTACAACCTCAACATCAGTCCCTGGAATCTTTATCAAACCTTTTTTGTATCTTAGCTGGTTGCTATCGTCTGACGTTAGTAATATTCCTGACTGTGTTTTTTGTTCTGATTGAACTTCTGTAATAACAATGTACTTACCTACTGCTTTCATTTTTATTTAAGTTTAATTTCTTTTCATTGTTACAATCGCATTAGTACTTAATATCGTTGTAGCGACACTTACTGCGTTTCTTAGTGCATTCTTAGTGACTTTAGCAGGATCTATGATTCCCATTGCGTACATATCTCCATACTTTTTATTCTTAACATCATATCCATGATTATAAGGAACATCTGCACACTCGCAAATAATATCTCTTACTTCTTTTACATTTTCACCTGCATTAATTAATATCTGCTCTAAAGGCGCAATTAAAGCTCCATATAAAATATCTTCAGCCCATCCTTCTCCTAATGATTCTGCGCATCTTAACAAAGCCAAGCCTCCACCAGGAAGAATTCCTTCTTCAACTGCAGAACGAACAGCGCAAACTGCGTCTTCTACTCTATCAAATTTTTCTTTTTGTTCAATATCAGAGTTTCCTCCTACATAAATGACTCCAACTCCACCTGACAGCAAAGCAATACGATTACTTATGAAGTCTCTTTCGTTTTTGTTCTTATTATTTTCCCTTTGAGTCTTAAGTTCTTGTATTCTCTTTGATGTCTCTGAATTGTCAGAGCCTTCTTTTAGAATAACACTAGATGAATTTCCAATAATAATCTTGTTCGCATGACCTAAGTCTTCCATTGTTAGACTTCCTAAGTTATCACCTTGTGATTCGCTGAAATATTTTGCTCCTGTAGAAAGAGCTATGTCTGAAAGTAATTCATTTGTCTTATATCCAAATGATGGTGGGATAATATTACATAACTTCAAATTATTCTGAACTACATTGGCAGCAAGAGTGTTTACTACGTTTTGAGCGCAGTTACCTATAATCAATAGTTTCTTGTTATTGTTTATAATAGGTTTTAATATTGATTCAATTTGAAGAATATTTGTAATCTCCATGTCGGTAATCAAAATCTCTACATCATCTAATATACATTCATCGTTTCTGTGGTTGTTTACAAATAACTTTGAAGTATAACCTCTATCAATCTTAATACCTTTAGTAATGTCGTAGTAAGTCTGCTCAGTCTTGCTGTTCTCAACAGTTAAAACTCCGTCTTTCCCCAAATCCTTATAAGCAGATGAAATCATCTTACCGATATCTGGATCATTGTTAGCTGAAATAGTAGCAACATCCTTAAGAGTCTTTCCTGTAACTTTCTTTGAAGTCTTGTCAAGTGTCTCAATAACCTTTTCAGATAATTTATTTATATCCCTAATTAATTGAGTCGTGTTTACGTTGTCCTCTCTTTTTAATAACTGCATTCCCTCTTTTACAAGAGATTCAGTTAAAACAATAGCGGTAGTTGTTCCGTCCCCTGCTGAGGTCGCTGTTCTTTCAGCCGCCTCTTTCATCATACGCACAGCCAGGTTCTCGACTGGGTCTTCTAAGTCTATTGATTTTGCAACCGTTACTCCGTCTTTAGTAACCGTTATGCCATGTGTATGGTTAGGAGACTCAATAAGTACAGTCCTACCTAAAGGCCCTAAAGTACTTTTTACCGCTTTTGAAATTTTAGTTATTCCATTAAGCAATTTATCTCTTCCCTCTTGCTCAAATGCTAGTTCTTTTGGATTCATATTTTAATTGATTTAATTTAAAGCAAATATACAACTATTTTAACATTATACAAATGCTTGTTTTATGTCTCTATATATATATATAGCGAAAACTATAATATATACTTTTTACTATCTCTATAAATACTATAAAAATCAACATAATTAACATATTAATATAAATAGATATAAAAATAACTGTAAATCAAAGAATTAAACTATGACCGTTTTATTTTAAAAACAACATTGGTCAGCATTAAATCAACATATAAGCACAAAAAAAGAGGAAACAAATAAATGATCCTCTCTTTTCTGAAACACAAATTAACTATTGGGAAGAAAGTTATCTGTAAATACTGTAAAAATCTTTTTTAGCTTCTGCAAGTTCAATGCCTTCTGCTATCATATTAATCTTCTTAGCACGATGTTTAGCTTTTTTAAAACTTGCTAATTTTTTAATGCCCATTTCATAATACTGCCCATGACCGTCAAGCTCATGCTTGTTACGACTTGACATATATTCCTTCATGATTGGTTTTTTAATACCCATATTGTTGCCATTTAATGTTTATACTTATTATACCTAGATAAATTACTAATTCATCATAAGGGTACTCCTCAATTGCTACGTAGTATCCCCAACCTAATGCAAATCCTACCGAAAGCCTTTCTTGTATTTCAATGACAACTCCTTCCATGTAGCAAATATACAAAAAAAATTTGACTAATCGCATATATATAGCATTTGGGTAATATTATATTATACGCACAACATAGCTCATCTTAAAGTCACTTTATTTTTGATAGGGGGGGTTGATTATTTTCTGTTTTTATTGCATTTTTTTAGCTTTTTGACCTCTCACCCCTTGCACCCTTGCACCCTTGCAGCCTTGCACCCTTGCAGCCCTTTTACGTTTTACTTTGCTTAATTTCTTTGCTCGTTTTATCTTTGCTCACCTTTATTTTTGTTTTACATAACAATAAACAAAGGGTTAAACCCCCTTTAATTTTATTAATACCTTAACTTTTTTGCACTAAACAAGGATAAAATTTAAGATCTAAACAACTAAAAAACGCAATAATATTATTTAGATTAATTATAAATAACGTTTATAACTAATTGATTTACAGCATTTTATAAACTATTTTAAAAATATATTTGTTTTATATGTTTTTTATATGTTATATTTGCATAGTCAATAATGACGAAATAATTTAAAATTAATATCATGTTAAAATCAAACCAAGTAAAAAAAGCAATTTCAAAAACTGTTAAAATTTCAGAAGCGCCAAAATGGGCTACAAAATCAATCGAAACTATTAACACTTTAAAGGCAAAAAAAGACCGTTCACAGTTTGAAACTTTGCGCTTAGTTAATCAAATGTACAAAATTGAAAATCGAAGTTTATCAAAGATTTACAAAGATTTATCGAACCCTTCAGCAGAAATACAAGTCTTAATTTCTGAAATTTTAGGCAAAAGCCAGTTTCCAACTTTTGCCCAATTTAAAGCAAAGGCAAAAAAGGAGCAAATTTACTTTAGTGTTTACAGTGGGCTATTAATTGTAAAGCAATTTAATAAGATAGCCAAAACGCGCGCAAAAGTAACGCGCCAAAACAAGGCTACAGCGAATAAATAAAACGCTTAAAAACCCCCTTTAAACGCCTTTAGGGTGTACTTTAAAAATCGAATTTTTAAGGGGGTTCAAAATTTTTTTAACTTCGGCAAATTACAAATATTTGTTAAGTAGTAAATTTTTAGGAGCGCAATGCTCAAGGGTCGAAATGACTATCTAAAAATTGAAGCCAAACCGAAGGGACTTATTGAAGTGACAAGTTAAGCGAAGGGGGTTACTCTACCCTGTTGAGAGATGCAACAAACCAATAGAACGAAAAGCAAATTTGTTATTTTATGTTGAAAAACCACTTAAAAAAATAAATAGGAACGTGCCACCAGTGGAGAGGCATAGTCTATGCGTGGCGACATGATGTTTTTGAGCATCTTCCATTCGATAGCATAGGGTGTACTACATATTTTCGTGTAGACATCAACACCATTATACAGACACACAAGACAAGTGAAGAGTATTTTAGGGAGAAGAAGAAAACGATATTACAGAGAAGCAGAAAATGGGAAGAAAATAAATGCTCAAGGTAATAAATAATCTCAATGGCTACACTTAAGCCAATGCAAAAGAGAGGGAAGAAAAAAAAGTGAAAAAATACAGAACGTACACACGTAGAGAATATTGTGTGCGTTCACTAATTTAATTAATATAGAATGAAACATAGAATAGTAAACGGACTACACGTCATAGAAGTTGGTGGGAGAATCAACGTCTATACAGAGGAAGAGTACACACACCTAACATGGTGGAACAAAGTAAAAATCAAGTTTAACTTAAATAACAATTAGAAATTATGAAGAATAGTATTACAATACCAATAAAAGATTGGAACGAATTAAAAGAAAATATAGCGAAACAAGAGCCTATTATAGCGAAACAAGAGCCTATTATAATGGAATTAAAAGAAATTATAGATACACAAAGGCAACAGTTAGATGCACAAATTAAAAAGAAAGAAGATTTTATTGCAAAGCAAGATGAATTAATACAACAGTTATTTAACCAATTAAACTTAATATAAATAATCAAAATTATGAGAGCATTAATTCAAGACGTGGTAGAAACCACACAAGTAAGAGACAGACAAGGAAATGTAATAGTGTCATTTAGTGGGACATTATTAACTTTTATTTTAAGAGTATTTATGGTGGGACTTTTTGTCCTGGCAATAGGAGGAATAATAGCGTTTATAGGTGCTTGGGTAATGGGTAGTATAGATCCAAGCAATGCGAATTTTGGATACATGAACTAATTAAATATAAATAAGATGATAGAAACACAAGATGAAATGGTAACTACAGACA